TGGATGGCGCCTATGGCACTACCTACATTTACATCATGGAAGACGCCGACAAAAACGTCGTGATCTACAAAGGCAACTCCAACGCAGTAGCTTGGACGCCTGAAGGTCAACCACGCGGCAAGGGCGACACCTTGACCATTACAGCAACCATCAAAGAGCACGGCGTTCGTGATGGCGTTAAGCAGACCGTGATCCTTAGACCAAAGGCGGTTAAATAAAAAAAAGGGGGGTAGGGAAAGTCCCTACTCCTAATCCACTTTAATTCCATGTTAAGATGCATCCACGCCAATCGGGCGTTTACTTGAAAGACCAAAATGAACTTCTTCAAAACACAACCTAACCCACACGCTCCAGTCCACATCATCGTTGTGGAGATCAGCGACAAGACACAGCACACAGATGGCTGGGTATCACGCAATGACTTCAAAACCTTTGAGCAGGCTCAAGAGGTGGCAGAAGCCGCCAGCCGCTTCGAGGGCGTGGACTACATTGCTACCGACTCTGGTAAATACTGCTCACCACGTTACGACGTGATCAAGGCTCCTCAGCACTTGGCTCCAGTCTCCTACTGCTTCAATGGCGACTACTACCCTTGCGGACACATCAAGTCCATCAGCAAGACCATGAAGAAAATCACCACCACCACAGGCAAGACCTTCTACCGTCGCCGTAACACAGGTTGCTGGTTGGCTAACGGCACATGGTCAATGGTCGAAGGTCACATCGAGCAACGCAACCCAATGTTCTGAAAGCACATCATGACAAACGAAATCGAAACATCAATCAACACCGAGGCAGAGGTACGCATCAGCGCTGACCAATACGAAGACGGCGTATGGCTGTCCCTGCAAGGTCGCCGCTCAATGATGAGCGTCCCACTGACTCGCGTTGAGGCTGAGCAGTTGATGGTCAACCTGAAAAAAATCTTAACCAACAACCCAGTGTGACCATGAAACTTTACAAACGTGCGATTGAGCTGTTTTGGCAATCAAAGACAAACAAGGGTTGGAAGTACATGTACACAACCAATGCTTTTCGCACTTGTCGAGAGGCTGTAGCAGATACCAAAGCTACTTGGCCTGATCTTTCAATTAAAGGCAACTTTGCAAAAAAATGAGCGAAACTAAAATGAGCGACTACATCAAAGGGTTTAACGCAGGAGTTGACTGCGTTTTGACCGAAATTGAACGACTTGAGAAAACAGGGTCTCTAAGCCTCGAACAGATCCTCAAGCACCTTGACCCTCAACGCGACCAGAAAACGGCTCAAAAGCCCGATAAAGGGGCTCTATGAGCATGGCTGTGATCAAGAGCGTGCGTGTTGCGCTCCGTGGAATACCTGATGGCATGACCTTGGAGGAATTGGCTGACTTGCTAAACCGACCAAGAACCAATGTCAGGAAGGTTCTGAAGAACATGCCAGACGTGTACATAGATCGATGGGAAGCGGCGCCAAGGGGGCAGTACAAAGCTGTCTGGTGTGCTTGCATCCCCCCAACTGACTGTCCAAGACCTGAAGGGATGAGTAATGACCGCGATTGAATGCTCTGTGTGTAGAGGTGATTTTACTGAAGACGAGGGTGGAACTCAGGGGTTGATCGGTATGATCCCTGCCAACTTCTGTCCAACCTGCTTAGCGGGTATCTACGACATGGTGGAGCAGACTGCTGATCCGCTAGAGCTGGAGAGCCTCACAGACGAGGAGATCCAAAAAGCTTTGGGTGTGACTGCTGAGAGCTCCAACTGGAACATGATCATGGTGCTAGAGTGGGCGAGGAAGATTGAAGCCGCGCTACTGGAGAAAAACAATGCCTGAACCAAAGCTGAAGTTAGTATTTCAAGAGGGGTGCTTCGACGGGTTCGATGGCACACCAGACGAGCTCGCTGAGATGATTGCTGAGCTACATCGCATGGCGGCAGACGGAACTATCATGGACAACGCTACACCCTTGGACGACGACCAGATCGAGGAGCTTAACGAGGGTTTGAGCAGACGGGAGCAGAGGCAATGAAAGACGACGACGACGTACAGGATTACGTACGCCCTTGGAAGGGGTTATCGGATCAGGAGATTGGACAAGTCTTCAAGGAAAAATGCACCGAGTATGGTCATTGGCTAGACGAACGAGCATTTCGTGTTGCCGCTAGATGGGCAGAAGAAAAGTTAAAGGAGCTCAACTCATGAGCGAAGCAGAACTAAACATCTGGGAGAAGGCGTTGGGCTGGCGCAAAAGGCAGATGATCGAACGCCAGCTCGACCCCATCACAAGCAAGATCAGGAACGACACCTTAGAAGAGGTGGCAAAAGAGTTTGAAAAGATGCAAGCCTTTGAGAAGGACACCATGGCAAGCTTCGCCGCATACGTAAGAGGTATGAAGCAGTGAAAGTAGCGATAGTTCAGTACGACAACCGAAGTGATCAAGACTTAGGGGCTATGGGTGACCTGATAAAGATAAACGCTGACTACGCAAAGAAGCATGGTTACTCACATACGTTTGACCGTGCTGTATACGAACTGCCCCCGTACTGGATAAAAGTTTTAATCGTGCTTGACGCTCTCAATCAAGGTTTTGATATTGTCCTATGGATTGACTCTGATGCGGTGGTGCATGACAGAGAACGAAAGATTGAGACCTTTTTTGAGGGGGATGAGCTTTTTGTATATTCAAGTGACTGCGGGACGTGGCCTGAAGTTTTTAATGCAGGCATCTTTTTTGTAAAGCAAAAAGGAAAATATCTTATTGAAGAATGGAAGGCGTTGTACGACGAGAACATGTGGTTCAAGGAGCCTGAATATTGGAGACACTGCGTAGGAAGGTGGGCAGGCGAAGCCTTTGAGCAGGGCTCGTTTATAGATAATATAATTCCAAAGCACGAAAAGGTTTTGAAAAAGATTGACTGGAGAATCATTCAAACCCCGTACCCAATAGACGAATCATTCATCGTACATTTTGCTGGTCAATTCAGATCAAACTCAGGAATGTACAGTCACCTACATCAAATGCCACCAACCAAAAAACTAGGAACAAAACCCATGTCCAGAAGAGTAGCAATAGTTAGCCCATCGTATGACAGCAAGATCGTATGTGATCACGCTATTGCATTGGTGACCATCTTCCAAAGAGCGGCTAGGGAGCGTCCTGACCTGAACCTGAGCCTAAACTACTGGATGGGTGAAGCTCTCCTACAAAAAGCCCGAAATAACCTGTTCTGCGACGCATACGACAGTGGCGTAGACGACATTGTGTTCTTGGACGTGGATCAAGGCTTTGATGCGCAGGCGTTCTTTGATGTGCTTGACCACCCTGTAGACGTGGTAGGGATCACCGCTAGGATGAAGACAGACGACGAGCGCTACACACACCGCCCAGAAGACCCTAAACAGCACCGCTGGAACCAAGAGCTGAAGCTGTTGGAGGTAGAGTACCTAGCCACAGGATTTTTGCGCCTAAGCAGAAAAGCCATGAAAGCTTTGTACGACGCATCAGAACCTTACAACGACGGAAAAGAGCGAAGGCTTATCTGTGATGTGCAGATCATCAACGGCGGAATGATCTCTGAAGACATCCAGATCGGTAAAAAGCTCAAGGAGGCTGGGATTCAAAGCTACTTGGACATCAGGCACACGTGTAGCCACTTTGGGGTCAAGAAGTACGAGGGTGACTACCAGTACAAGTACGCTGAGACGATCCTCGAAGGACTGATGGAGAACCACAAATGACAGAGCAGATATGGGAAGCTGACTGGATCAGCGAGAACCCTGAGCTGGCAAACAAAGCCATCACAGAGCTACAGATGCAGGTTCAAGAGCTCGAGTCAAAGCTCACGCACGCGAACAACAAAGTCGCAAAACTTGACGCACAAAACAGAGAATACAAACTCACCATCAAGGACATGGATCGAAGGATCATGAAGGGATTGAAGTAGAGACGTTGCACACACACACAAAGATCCGTTAAACTTTGCGTTAAAGGAGTCCAGTGATGGCAAAGAAACCAAAAGATCTTTCCAGCGACACAGTCGCCGATGTGACAGGTGAGCCGCAAACAAGAGAAGTGAAAACAATGGGTAGACCTTCAATCTACTCAGATGAGTTAGCTAACGAGATATGCGTAAGGCTAGGATTAGGAGAGAGCTTAAGAAAGATCTGCTTAGATGAGCACATCCCAAGCTTGGCGACTGTGATGACTTGGTTGTCTCGCAAGCCTGACTTCCTAGAACAATACACACGCGCACGGGAAATTCAGGCTGAGACTCAGTTCGATCAATTGATTGACATTGTTGATCAACCGCCTGAGCTTAGCTATGTGACTGGCAAGAATGGTGAGCAGATTGAGGTCAAGTTCGACTCAAGCTATGTGGCATGGATGAAGCTTCGGGTTGATACTCGCAAGTGGACTGCCGCTCGGATGGCTCCCAAGAAGTATGGTGAGCATAAGCAAGTGGAAGAGGCCGTCGACCCATCGGTCATTGATGTGACTGTCAGGGACATGATGGATGTGGCTGTCAAGCGACTCGAGTTGATCCGGATTGCCGAATGACCGCTGTCATTGAGCAAGAAGTACTAGATATCCTGCAAGACCAGGAACTTCAGCGCAAGCTTGGGCCATACCATGGTGCAGCCTATGCCACTCGCATCAAATGGCTCTCAGGGGCATTCAACCATCAGAAGCTACCCCAAGGTGAGTGGTGGAGTATTTGGCTCATGCTTGCTGGCCGGGGCGCGGGTAAAACTCGGACAGCCGCGGAGCAACTTTGGTGGTGGGCATGGGAGAACCCTGGTACGAGGTGGTTAGTGTCCGCTCCAACTTCTATGGATGTCCGGGCCACTTGCTTTGAGGGTGAGTCAGGGCTGATCGCTGTCATTCCACCTGCATTGATACGAGACTACAACAAAGCCTTGCATGAGATCACCCTAGTCAATGGTAGCCTGATCAAAGGCATCTCAGCCTCAGAGCCTGATCGCTTCCGTGGAGGCCAATACCATGGGGCTTGGCTCGATGAGTTGGCCGCTTGGGACTACCTTGATGAGGCTTGGTACAACATTCAGTTCGCTGTCCGCTTGAAGAAAGCTGACAACCGCACTCAGATCATTGCCACAACCACACCGAGACCCAAGGACTTGATTGTGGAGCTGGTAGGCAGAGAAGGGGATGATGTAGCCCTGACTACCGCCTCGACCTATGTGAACCTAGCCAACCTTGCTCCAAGCTTTCAGAAGCAGATCCTTGCCTATGAGGGTACAAAGATTGGCCGCCAAGAGATCCATGCTGAGCTGATCGACCCCGAGGAGTCAGGCATTGTCAAGCGTGAGATGTTCAAGCTATGGGCTCCCAACAAAGAGTTCCCTAAGTTTGAGTACATCCTGCAAAGCTATGACTGCGCCAGCTCTGAGAAGACTGTCAATGATCCTACGGCCTCCATCACCTTCGGTGTGTTCAATCGCCTTGATGAGCCAATGCCG